GTGACTTCTAAAAGATCACATCTTTGCATAATTGATGACGCAATAAAAAGTGCTGATGATATTAAAAATAAAGATATTCGCCAGGCTATGGAAGATAACTGGAATGCTGTTATTGTTCCTACGATGTTTGAAGGTGCAAGAGCCATTTGTTTAGGAACTAGATTTAGACATGACGATATACATAGTAGTACTTTTCTTCCTGCCAATGGTTGGAAACAAATCGTCCAATCTGCAATAACTGTAGATAAGGAAGGCGAAGAGATATCATACTGGCCTGATATGTGGTCTTTAGATTATTTAAGTCAAAGAAGAAGAATAGCTCCAATAGCTTTTAGTTTTCAATATCAAAATCAAGTTGTACAAACTAGTGAATTATCTTTGTCTCCAGATTTAGTTGTTAAAGGAACAATAGCTACAGATTTTGATGCTTTAGGAGTTGGGGTTGATTTATCTGCAGGAGTTAGAGAAAGAAATGATTACACCGTTTTTGTTATGGGTGGAAGAGTAAAAGATAAGATTCATATTATTGATTGTAAAAGAGTTAGGGTGATGGGAAATTTAGAAAAATTAGAACTTTTAATGGAAATGATGGAAGAGTGGGGAGTAATTATGAAAGATGGTAAAAATTATTTTCCTACAGGAACTTCTTTACATGTATGGTCTGAAGCGGTTGCTTATCAGGCATCTTTAGAGGCAGACTTTAAAAGGATATGCCAAACAGAACAAGGTTTATATAATTTAATATGGCATCCAGTAAAAGGATTTCGTGGTGATAAAGTTGCAAGATTTCGAGGAATAATGGGACTTTTCGAACAGAGAAAAATTACTTTTAATAAATATAGAAAGTTTGGAGCATTGACTGATGAGATTATAAATTTTGGAGTTAGCTCACATGATGATTGCGTAGACGCTCTAGTTTGGCTATGTAATGGGTTAATGACTCGTGGAAAACTTGAGTTAGAGTATTGACCAATTAAACTATTACTATTAACAATGCCAGAACCGACTTTTTACAAACTTGAACTTGAGCAAGATGCTTATGGTTCAGCTGTAATTTCCTTCCCTGATGAGCTATGTCATGACATGGCACTTCAACCAAATGAAAGGTTTGATGTTGAAGTTGATGGGGATGTAATTACGATGAAGCGTTTACATGCTGGTTATGTCATTGACCAATAGCAAAAGGATCTAATTAATGGAGAGTAATAGTAAAGCTGTTCTTGATGAAATGATTAAATCCGTCATAAGTCGTGACGGTAAAGGATCAGCTGATACGATGCTGGTCAGTTCCCACTTAGCCCAAATGAAAATGTTTGGTATAAGACAGGGAGTCGAATTTTATCCTCAGCAAGATAATTTTGGAACACAAAGATTTGATTTTATTCAGCAGGTTATAAGATTCAATCAATTAGATGCAAGATTAGATGCAATATGGGATAGATTCTTAGCATATGGAAAAGGACTCTTTTATATAAGACCAACAAAAAAATCTTATAGAATTTATTGGTTTAATAAGGATTCTTATAGAACATATTATTCTCCAGACGGAGAACTTGAAGAAGTAGTAATTATTTATCCATATAAGGTTAAATCTTCTAAAGGTTTCTCTGGAGTTGGTTTAAATACAGATAAAAGATATATGAGATTAAAAATTACTGCTACGGAGATAGAAGAATATCATTCAGAACAAGAGATAAAGTTTGATCAAGAAAGTACAAATTTTGCGACTTTTGATAAAAAAGTTGTAGAAAATACTATGGAATTTATTCCATGTGTTGAAGTATTTAATAATCCAGATGCATTTGGAACTGATGGTTCAGGGGAATTTGATTTCATTGCTAATCAAATTACTGCCCATGACGAAATGGTTAAAAATATAAGAGCGAATTTATCATTCTTTGGTAACCCAACTCTTTTATCATCTAGACCAAAACAAGACATTGTAGAAAGCGATTCCGAAACAGCACAAAGACCAAGTATATCTAGTCAATCAGGGTTCGCTTCGAATGTTGATTTATTTAGTTCTACTTATAAACAAGATCCAATAACAAGACAACAGCCAGGTTATGCAGGAAGACCAGGTAGTGGAATGAGAGTTCCTAGAGTCATTGCTAATTTAGAACCATCTGACAGGGTAGGATTCATAACTCCAAATGCTGTTAGTTCTGATCAAGCTAGATTTTCGGAACAGCTGAGAAGTGAGATCCGATTAGCTCTTGGGGGTATAGATGATTTAAGTATTACCAACGTAACAGCTACAGAAATTAAATCTGCTTACGGGCGAGTAAGTGCTACTGCTAAGAAGAAATGTTTACAAATTTATCAATATGGAGTTTGTAGAGTTTTTGAATTAATTATTTTCCAAGAAGAACAAATTTTTAGAAAATCCTTAGCGTTTGCTTCAGGAATAAAATATCCACAATTACCAGAAAATGATGAAGATCAGAAAGCTTTAGAAAAATATGAAAAACAAAAAGTTAAATACGAACAAAAACTACAACAAGCTGTTGATACTGCAGTAGAATCAAGAGAAATCCCAGATGGTGTATTAGGACTAGCTCCTGATGGTGACAGGACAGTTCTTTGGAGATGGATGGGTCCTGTTTATGAGGATACAGCTCAAGATAAACTCAATCAATCTATCTTTACTAGGAACCTTCAAGAATTGGGGGTTGATAGTATAGAAGCACTGAAGTACTTATTTCCTTCGAAAACTGACGACGAAATTGCAGCGATGCTTTCTGGTTTTCCGTTTAGAATGGTAGGTGAAGTACAAAGGGCATATTCCGCATTTATTGATTTAATAAATCAGGAGATGCGAACACCCCATCCTCAGCAGCCTAACTTACCGATGGCAGCTGACCCACGTTTGGATTTAACTCCATTCTTATATCGAACATTAGAAAGCTTACAAAAAGAGGTAACTTATGCAGGACGCTACCGCTCAGCAGACCCAATCAGCACCCCAGACATCCCCGACCCAGCAGAGCAGCTACGTGGCTCCTCAAACAGCCCAAGCTCCTTCCGTGGCGACTTCCCCACAATGGGTAGCCCCAACACAACCAGCTCAGGCTCCAGCACCACAAGTGCAAGCCCAGATGGGGGTACAAGGGATCCAATACAACCCTACGCAGTATCAGCCCCAGACACAACAGGCAGCCCCACAAGCGGAGAACCCATACAAGGACGCATTTACGAAGGTGGTAGGACTCCTGAGTTCACCAGTCCAGTTCCCGTTCCAGGGTCAACAGTCAGCAGCGACTCCAGCAGCAGACCAAGCCAATTACGGATACCAACAAACAACCCCATACAGCAACGGGGGTCAGCAGACTTATACGCCTTCGACCAGCAGCAGCCAGGAATACTCCAACAACTCTTCCCAAACTTCTCAAGAGATAACCAACGACCAGCTCCTAGCCAACGGGGTAAGCGAGCAAAGTCTTGAAGTAATTAATCACTTTGGTGCAGATGCTCCAGCAGTGCTTAATAATTATGCTTGTCAGATTGAAGATGCTTTAATCACAACAAATTCTCAATTACAGGAAGCAGTTGGTTTATTAAAGGAGATGTCAACAGAGCATAAAGCATATGAAAAGATTCTTACAGATCCAGACGTATTAGCTGATTACACATGTGAGTTCTTTGGAGAGAATGGACCTTATCCAGTAAAAGATGATGCACCAGCTGCTAGAACTTTTGCAGGTCAGCAAGCACCTAATCCAGCTGCTGCACAAGGTCAAGCTCAAGCACAGGCTCCAGCAAGACCTCAAATGCCTGTTCCTCCACAGCCACAAGCTCCTACAAATTCACAGGACTTCTGGAAGGACTTCGGTGGAGCAGCCGATAGAGATCCTCAAAATGCTTGGAGATACTTAAATGCTGCACAGCAAAATCCACAAGTATTCCGTGAGAAACTTCTCGTAATGGAATAATAAAAAAAGGGGTGATTTTTAAAATTTCACCCCATTTTATTTTTAACTATGAAACGTAAAAAACCCAGCACAACAGAAAAGGCAGATAAATTTTTACAAGGAATAGGCACTGCAGGAGGTGCTATAGGTTCTCCTCAGTTGATAGGATTTGGTGGTACGGATACTCTGTCACAGGTAGCAGCTGGTAATAGAGATGAATATGCCAATATAAGGATGCGTCAGGGAGATACAAGAGTAGTAGAAGCATCAGCGATGCCCTCTGATTTAGATGCTTCATATTTAAAATTAAATTTACCAGGTTCTCCTTTACCAGCTAATGGTTTATTAGTTCCTCAAAATTTAAGAGCTGCCGAAAGAAATCAAGATATGATTGGTGTGAATGAACAAATGTTTTTAGCACAATACTTACCAGCAGCTGGGTTAAGTCAATTACCCGTAGGTCAGCCTCCTTTAGAATCAAAGAAAGGTAAAAAGTAAATGGAACAAGCAAAAGCAAAAAAAGCTAAAAAGATGGCAGAAAACTTTATGGCAGCTGCAGCGATAGAGGAGCAAATGACGAAAGCAAGTCAGCCTGATCTACAGCCAGCCGATGGTTATGTTACCCCAATGCATAGAATAGGGGTAGTTCCTTCAGGACAATATTCTTTAGGTAATCAACTTGATGGTCATACTTCACGTCAACAAGAAAACGTCATAGTTTAAGAGACTTATATAATCTCGTTTATTAAGGGTAAGTATAATTGTACTTAATGGAATTTATTTTCCAGTTTCAAAGAACACAATCAAGTGTTCGCTATCAGCAAACCTAGCTGACTTCTAAAAATGTTTATAGATAACGATTTTCCGAAGCTGCT